CGTTCTTCGTCCAAGACACAAACACCTACGCACGGGCTAATCTTTTTTGTGTTCATGACCCATCCAAATCCCAAAGACGCCAGTCATGACGCCCATAACTACACTTACAAAAGCCGACTGCTGTGAGCTAGGCTCCGGCAAAGCCATAAACCACTCAGCACAGCGCCACGACATTAACGTACTCATCAGCATCATAAAACGAGGTAGAATCTTCCACCTGAGAAAAGTCTCTACGCTCATTTCTTTCTATACCCACCCCGCCGGTACGCCGGAGTAGATTCAAATGCAGATAAAAAAGCACCAAGCACAGGAACTGAACGAAGCCCCACTCTTTTCGCTATGTCTTTCGCGGTGCTTTTCGCGGCACCCTTAATGACGTTTTTCTGTTCTTGTATAAGCGCCTTACGTTCTAGCTTATTACGGTCGCTTAAATTGGAAGGCTTAATGTTCTGTAGTCTTTCCAGCTTGTTTTTTGCAGCAACCGTGTTAGCTTGATTCCGGGTAGAAACAGTTTTGTCTTTTCTAGCCTGTACTCGCGCTTTTTCTTTTTTCTGAAGTGCTGCACTTCGCCGCTGTCTAGGCGACTTTTTAGCCGACAAAGCGGCGGCACCTGCGGCTGTCGCCGCTGTACCAGCGGCCATAGCCGCGCCAGATTTGTTGTTTTCGTTTGCCATTGTTTTCTCCTACAGCACCTACTTTGTTAAGCCCTTGGCCTTCTCGAAGCTACGCATTCCACCAAGCCCAAGCATACCAAGTAAGACCGTCATTAAGCTGTCCATATCAAACTGAGGGTAGGCTACCGGCGCAACACCCATATAGGCAGTCACTACATCCATAGTGGGAAAGACCAAAAAGTGAGCGAACAAGGCCAAACTACAGCACCAGCCAACACTCGGTCGCCAACCCGCCACAAAAATATTCCGTGACTTGGCTTCTTCAGCATTAATAGCCAACTGCCCTTTTGCCAGTTCCTGTGCATGACGCTCCGCCATAGTGGCAATCTCATGCGCCAGCTTGTTCTTCTGGTCTTTGTCCTCGACAAACTTACCGATCAACTCGGTCGCCGGACCTATCAGTGCTTGGATCATTTTTTACGATTCTCCTTGGCCTGCTTTTTTGTGGTGCGGTTGTGCATGTCCCACACAATCATTGCCCTCGGTTCCTTGCTAAACTGGCCTGCGTATTGATACGGAAGATATTCACATCATTCCGGTCATTGGCAATACCCTGCTGCAAACGCATGCGCTCAAGGGCAAGGTCTGCGGCCTGCTGCATCTTGGCCTGATCCATCTGGAAGTCCATCGTATCGTTCTGCATCTTACGCTGAATTTCCATCTGATCGTTCTGCAACTCCTGCTGACGGATAGATACAAGCGGGTCAGGCTGCTGCGGTGGGATCAAAAGCGGTGCCAACTGCTCAAGTGTCTCAGAAATCTGCTGCGCGACCATAGCCTCAACTACGTTCGGATCAACCTGCGGAATTGGCTGACCCGCCGCCTGTGCCTGCTCAACGGCCTGACGGAATACTTCCTGCACAATATCACGAGCAAACATAGCAACGTGATCCTGAACGTGCGCCTGTAGCGCTAGGAAGGCCTGTGGGTTCGCTTGAATAGCCGGAGACTGAATCATAGCTGCATGCACCCGGATGTGCGCCCTGTGGTCTTGCTGGGCGAATACCTGCGGCATACCACCCTTCAGGGCAGTCGAGTTCTCTGTGGCCGGATCCATTGGCTGTGGTGGCTGTGGTGCTGGCAGAATCGCATCGATGTTCTTAATATCCAACGCATCGTACATACGGCGATAAGCCTCGTACATATTATGCATCTGCGGTGCGGCCTGTGCCATCTGCAACTGTGTCTGCGCCAACGACATACGCTGTGCCATCGAGAAGATGTTCGGATCAGATACAGGTAAGATGTCAATCCGCCCATCAAAGTCCTGCTGCATAATCTCTGGCGGAATGTTCTGTCCAACAAAATACGGATACGGCACTGGATTATCAGCAAAGATCTCAGCCAGCATGCGGAACTCAGCTTTCTGTGAGTAATGCAAGCGCTTATGAATGCTAGAGATAACCTTCGAACCCTGCTCGATCAACGCAACAGTCGTACCCACAGGGGCATTGCTGTTCACATCGCTGATCTTCGCATCCGAGACTTGTGCAAACCTACGACCAGAATCAACCACAACACCCAGAAGCTGGGCCAAAGTACCTGACGGCTCTTTGTAAGGCAGTGGGATAATCGAGTTCTTCAGATCACCACCCGGCGCATCAATGTCACGGAACTCACCCGGCGACAACGGCTCATCGTCATTACGAATACGCACACCACGAGCTTTAAATCCAGCCGGAAGGTTCGACAGAGTCCCCGCATCAATAAGCTGGCGAAGAATCGAGGTAGCCGCACGAGACAATCCACCGATTGTATGCAGCAAACCAAAGCCGTAGAAACCAAAACCCGGCAAAAACTTGTAGTGTGTGAAATACTGACGCCGCCGTCTTAGCGGATCCGCCTCACGATAGCTTCTAACAATGCTAAGAACTTCTCCAGAGGCTTCATCAAGAGTAACAATATAAGGCAACTTAATGCCCGTATCTCCCCCATCAGGTCCCACGTCTTCAAAACCTTCCAGATCGAGATCAACGTGGATTTCATATATTGTATAAACATCGTCACCGTAACTAGGACGAATGCCTGTAAGCTCGTTAGTGCGCCCTTGAATAGTTCCTTCATCTTCGGACTCATCGCTTGCAGATAATTCAACATCTCTATACACCCCTGCTACTTGCATCTTGCGGATTTCATTCTCCGTCATCCGCACAATATGTGTTACACGCTCCGCTGTCCGTAGATCAGAAGCTGTGTAAGGCACAATCAGATCTTCAGCCGGAACAAACTTGGATACCGCCCGCTGCTTTGTCGGATCAAAGTAAACCTTCTTAAACGTAGAACCAGTAATCGGTAGATAATACAACATCTGATCCGTGTCTGGATCAAACTCTTCCATCACCTCAGTGATCTGGTAATTCATAAAGTCTTCTACACGCTGGGCCTGATCTTCCGACTCTTTGGTCGGCGCACCTAAGATCTGGGTCTTTACAGGACCACCAGATGGTAACATCTCTTTATAAGCCTGCGCTTGAAACTGAGTAACGGCCTCACTCAACAACGGATGATGAACACCGCTGGCACCCAAGAACGGAGCAGAACGCTCCTCGTAATTGATACCAAGTAACCCCAAACCCTTTGCAATGGCCTCTTCCCAATCAGAACGTGACTCCATGTCATCCTGAATCTTGTCACGAAGATCCGAGGACAACGAACCAAGAACCGAAGGATCAATGATCTCGGCTAAGTTTGCATTGTGATCATACTCTTCAGCAACAACCTCAAGCGTCTGCTCTTCGCCAGCAAGCTCAATGCCCGGTGGTAGTTCGTCCTCGAAACCCGGTACTTCGACCTGCAACTCTTCGGGCATAAGATCAGCCGGGCCACCCGGACCCATAGCCATGTCAACCATCTGTGGAGGTAGTGCCATACTAGAATGTTCCTTTGAATGTTCCACCACGGGCTTTCATTATAGCGCCGCCGTATTTACGTCCCTTAATAGTCTTTCCCGGCTGCGTACCAGTCGTGTCAAAGGTAACACCAGAAGATTCTTTTTTCTTGGCAGTTTTTTTAACTGGCCTCTCTGGCTTCGACTTTGGTAAGGGCATAGACTTAGAAGCAGGCTTCTCGGGGGTGTAATCAGGGTTGTAGTCCTTGAAGCTCTGTGGGGCTTTAGGGTTGTAGTCCTTTTCCTGTTTCGATGCATCAACAGCGGACTTAACCTTCTTTTGTAGGTCGGCAGCGCCAGCCTTCATCTTGGCGCTTTGACGAAGGGCGCTTAACTTCTTGTTCTTTGCCTTTGTAGCTGTGGATAGATTAGCCATTAGAATACTCCTTTGAATGTTCCGCCACGGGCTTTCAGTATAGCGCCGCCGTATTTTCTATTCTCTTCAGAATAATAGTAAACATCTCGGTCACGCATTGTCTTGCCCTTAGACGCATCCGAGGTTAGGCGATCTTTCTTTAACGCTCTTTTAGTCTTTTTATCTGTGGGGCCAAATTTTTTGTTATGCTCTGTACGAGCCGCTACTTCTTTTTTACCCTCGTCTGACCGTCTGTATCTTTTCGCATCCATACCTTTTCTTATCCGGACACCTGCGGGATGCTTAAATTTTTTACCGTTGTCACTCACTAGAACACTCCCTTAAATCTCTGTGGTCTCGCA